GGCGTCGGGGCCAGGGCGTCGGGGCCAGGGCGTCGGGGCCAGGGCGTCGGGGCCAGGGCGTCGGGGCCAGGGCGTCGGGGCCAGGGCGTCGGGGCCAGGGCGTCGGGGCCAGGGCGTCAGGGGCAGGGCGTCAGGGGCAGGGCGTCAGGGGCAGGGCGTCAGGGGCAGTAGCTACACAATGGATTGTATCAACGGATGAATCATCACTAATTTAGTGATGTATTTTCGTGCCTAATTATTAGGCAATGTACTGCCTAGAAAGTAGGCACCTGCCATTTTGGCAGTCTAACTAATTCGACTAATTCATCTTTAACTACTTACTATCAAACAAGTTACAACGACGCTAGTCAGGCCGTCGAAATGCACGGTTGACGAGCACGACTGCCAAAATGGCAGCCAACAAATATGATAGTTTGGGAATGTTTACTAATTTAGTGATGTATTAGGATCATATTGACTACACCACCTATTCGGATGTATCCATTCGACTACACTATCCGGCTGTCTCTGAATTCTAGTGACAATCAAGTAGACCGATTATCGTAAAACTATACATTACTTAGCTTTATGTCAAGACGTTGTGTTTACTACTAATAAACACAATGCCCTAGTCTAGGCCCAGCCATGCGGGTCGTAGGGGTGGGGTCAAATGTGACGATTGCAACGAAAAATCCGGCAAAGGCAATTTCCCATGCTCTATCGAGCGTGGTTTTGGACACAGGTGGGGTATCGACGCGGCGGTTTAGCTGTAGTACAGCAGCAGGGGAGTACACCGCCCGGTAGTAGGAGTATATTTATTGTCGCATACAACTTGAGAGGTACTGACGCGGCGTTAAGGTCGCAAGTTGCTACCTCCGAGGTAGCAAAATTCGCTCCGAAACTCATTTTGCTACCTCCGTAACCTATTGGTAATTAAGAGGTTGCGAAGACGAGGTAGCAAAATGGCCAATTAGGTAGCGAATTTCTGACTATCTACTCAATAAAAATATAAATATAGTAAATAATAAATAATAATAATAAATACAGGGATAGTAGGAATTTTGCTACCTAATAGGCCATTTTGCTACCTCGTCTTCGCAACCTCTTAATTACCAACAACTTACGGAGGTAGCAAAATGGTTTTTCAAGCAAATTTTGCTACCTCCGAGGTAGCAACTTGCTACCTAATTTCGACCTCTCCCCTCTAAGTAAGGTGCGTAAAAGTAATTACCACAAATCATTCTGGGTGGTAAGCACCTTAACAGAGGGGTAGTTTTGATTAAAGACAGCTTTGGCTTGCTTTAATAGGCACTACCCAAAAGACGTAGCTATCGGACCGGCCATGTCAGTCGGCCACGCCTTCAAGTGGCTCAGCATCCGGTCGTACTCCTCGGTCCAGTCACCGTCATTGTGTTCGACGAGGAACCGAGCCAGAGGTTCACAGTTTGTAAGAGTGAAGCCCGTCGCTAGAAAAAGTTCCCCTGTCTTGAACACAAACAGCACCCCCTGGTGGGGTACACCCGAGGAAATGACCGCCAAAATCGTCCGGCCACTCTGAAACAAGGCGTGCGCGTTCCTGGCCGTGGTCTCGGGGTCGCCGGTCTCGGCGCTGAGGGGCACGTCCGCGAGTGGCTGGTAGACCTTGACCCCCGCTTGAAATGCTTCTATGATGCCGCCCCCAATTCTCAATTTCATTCCAACCATTTGACAACCCCTTTAGTTTGTGTAAGATTGTAAGATTGTAAGAAGGAGATTGTAAGAAGGAGATTGTGATGAAGCAAGTCGTGGTGTACTATCTGGTGCGGAGTAAGCTCACTCTAAAGGCTGACCGCAAGGTTGTCAAGCAGTTCACGTATCGCAACGGGTTCGAGATCAAAGCTGAGTTCATCGAGCGAGGGGCAGGCACGGGTAAGCAGTCTTGGCCAGCCTTGATTGAAGCCCTCCAAGAACCTTATCGTCTGATTATCGCTCGGATCGGTAGACTGAAATGGAACCCCTCTTTCATGCGTCTGCTGAGGGACTCACAGGCGTCCTTCTTGTGCTGTGATAACTGCGACTTATTTGAGGGCACCGTTCAGATGCAGTCGGAATTAGCTCAGAATCGGGCCCAGTATTTGAGCAGGAAAAGGCGTGATTCACACCAGCTTATTGTGGGTTTTACGTCTAAAACCAGGACGACTGATCCACGATTCAAAAGGGGCGTCCAAAAGGGCGGCAAGAATAGTGCTAAAGCGCGAAAGGCTAGGGCGGTGCTGGCCTATGCCAGCATCGTTCCGCTGATGAGAGAATTACGCAGCGGTGGTAAGACACTCGATCAGGTTGCCGACATCTTAAACAAGGCCGGGCACCTGACAACTCTTGGAACGGTCTTCAACGGGCCGACCGTGTTGAGAATCCTACAGAGGAGCGCCAGCACCAATGATTAAACGCGAGAAAACCGAGTGGGGAGTAAGGCTGGTTGACTACCCCTTTGACGGGCTCCCCAAGAATTCCGAAATGTATGTCCAGGCCGAGATCAGAGGCACTGATATTCGGTTCTGGTTCTCTGGCACGACAGTTCGCCAGCCTCTTCGACGTGCCGACGCTCTGATTTGGATGGGCTGCTTGAAGGCTGTCTTTGACGCGGCTCTCAAAGAAGCTAAATAATTCCAGAATCTTCAGATTCTCCTGGAATTTCTGCCTAAAAGTCGCTGAATTAACGTCTTACTATATGGTCCCATAAAGGGTTCATATAAGGGGCGTAGTATGGCGTGGATTCAGAAAGCGATTAAGCACCCTGGGGCGTTGACTGCCCAGGCGAAGCGGGCCGGAATGTCCACCAGCGCCTTTATTGCGCACCCTCCAAAGGGTATCACGGCCACCACAAAGCGGCGAATCGCTCTAGCTAAAACACTAAGAGGATTCAAGTGATAAGGCCGGGCGATGTAATTGGCTTCTCGGGAAAGGGTCTTATATCAGACCTGATTAACGTGGCAACCTATGGGATACCTCGCTATTCCATCAGTCACGTAGGCATCGTAGCTAATTTCAACAGTTACCAGCTTCTGTTCGAGTCAACGACGCTGGATGACGAGCCTTGCGTGATTCTTCAGGCACGCATCGCGGGGGTTCAGGCTCACACGCTTGAGCACCGAATTGCCACCTACGATGGAAAGGTTTATCACTACCCATTGCGTAAGAAGTTAAACCCCGCTCAAAGTCAGGCATTGACCCGGTTCTTGCACGCGAAGATCGGGGCACCTTACGACAACATCGGGGCCTTCCGGTCAGGCGGAGTTGGACTCTCATGGATAGAATCACTGCTCCGCAAAGAGAACTTGAGCAGCATCTATTGCTCGGAGTTGATTGCCGCCGCCCATCGCTATGTCGGGGCATTCCACACGGACAATGTGAGCCGCTACAACCCCAATCGGTTGGTCAGGACTGAAATACACGAAGGTATCCTGCTACCCCCACGGAGGCTCCGGTGAGCCTGATTAGTTACATCCTTGCATTTGTCTTGGCGATTGTAGCTCCTGGGCGCTACAACCCGGTAATGGAGCGACCGGTTGTAAACATTCCAGCGGCGGAGCGCCAAGAGAATTGGGGCAAAGGTAGCTGCGTCTGGGCCACGATGGTGTCCCTACTTAAGTGGGAAGGTAACGAGCAACTGGCCGCTACAGTTCGAGAGTCATGTTCGGGCGGGGCGTCGATCAACGACGTGTCGGCCAAGTTTGACCGGCTCGGTATTCCTTACGCTTACTCAACTGGTAACGACGTTGCTTTCCTGGAGTGGAGCCTGCGAACGAGACGGGGCGTTGGCGTCGTAGTCCCTGGGAGAAGGGGCTTGCATTTCATCGCATTGGTCGGCTTGTCAAGTAAAACTGCAACTTTACTTGACAACAACAGCGTTGAGAACCTGATCGAGATGCCGAGGGAAGAGTTTTTGTCAACGTGGAAGAAAGCGGGAGGGTGGGCGATTGCCGTTGTGTACAGCCCTCCGGCCCCATTACTCAAATAGCGAGACACTAATGCGCTACAAAATCTTGACTGCGTTTACCATCTGTGTGCTGGCGATTTGCTGCGGAGCTAAAACAGCAGAGCGAATTACCAATTTGCCAAGCGACCAGAATCAATGGCATGTCAGCGTAGTGGGCAACGGCGCTCAATACCAGAAAGTGTTGGCTTGGTTTGAGAGCGGCCAGCTAAAGGCCCTGAAGGATCAAGTCCACTTCCATGCCGTCCCTGCTGACTCAGCTACTTACCGAGATCGGTATGCCTCGAATATCAAGGCATTACCGACCGTCCGGGTGCAGGACGGTGAAGGCTACGTGATTTATGAGTCGGCTGGGAACCAAGTACCAAAGTCCGGTGCTGACCTCTACTCTGCAATCGCCGGTGCTAAGGCTGGGAAAGCATTGCTTCCTTGGCGCAGGAAACATAGCAACGTCGCGCCCGCGCCCGAGCCAGCGCCTGACTTGAGTGTTGTGCCGCTGCCAGTCAATGAGCAGGCACCGGTGGACGAACCAGTTTTGGGGTCTGACATTGAGTGGCCGTGGGTAGCGGGTTGTATCCTCCTGCTCATCGCGGGTTTGATTGCGGGCCAAGTTGAGAAGTCACATGAGTATCACAAAAGCAAGGGGAACTAGATGAATATCATCTTGTGGGTTTTACTGGCGGTTGCGTGCGTAGTGGTTGGGAAACGCGCAGGTGGTTGGCTCTTTGGGGCCAAGAAGCAGGTAGCAGGACTCAAGCGTTCAATGCAGTCGCTTGCTATCTCCTTTCGTGAGGCGGGACTGAAGCGGCTTCCCGAGGCACTGGAAGAGTTCGTCGTCGGGGACGCCGATGATTTATTTGCCAATCTGAAAGACCTCGCCACAATTTTGAAGTCGGGCAACGAGGCGATTCTGAAGGAACTTGACGGGACGTTCGAGCGGGTACTCGGCGTGAAGCTGTCCAGCCCCGAGGGTCGGGCTCTCATCGAGGCGAAGTTGGTCGAGGCAAAGCAGACTGCAATTGAAGTCGCTAAGGTCGTCGGTCCCGTGGTTGCGAAGGCCGCAATCGTGGCGATGGTTTAAGGAGTTGGCGTGAATGTTCAAGCGAGCGAGATTGATCTGCATCGGCTTCCTGGTGATGGGTTTATTCGGATGTCAACCGACAGTCCAACTGCCACCGATCCAGATACCTGTGGTGCCAGTGGTGAAACTGACGCCCGTGACGAGGGTGCCATCAATGCGCCTCGTCGTCTTTTTCGCCGAGTGGTGTCGCCCGTGCAAGACGGCGGAGCCGATTGTAGCGGCGATAGAGTTGGCGGGTGTTTATGTCGTGCGTTACGACATCGAGCAGCATAGATTTTTGGCGCGATCGCTTGGAGTCAACTCGGTTCCAACTTACCTCATCTGTAAAGGTATGATGGAAGTAGGGAGAACGAGCGATGTCCAAGAAGCAGTTTTGATGCTTGGGTTGAAATATGGCCCCACGAAATAAACGCTGTCGAAATTGTCCGAAGCCACCAAAGCAAGAGACGCCAGCAGTCATCGTGGTGACGAGTGAGGATGAGTCGAAGCACATTTGGGACAACATCCAAGCAGCTACAGCTTTAAGTATTGGTTTGATGGAGGGCTACGTCCAACTTGGACTACCAGGAAAGTCAAGCGAAGCAATTATGGCTTTGCGTGACCGACTCGAAACCTTAATAGAGTCGTAAGATGAGCAGAAATGAATCTAAAGGACGCTTTTGCCGAATCGTTCGGCGCGCAGTTGACGACCGATACGCTGACAAGTTGTTCACGATGGGCAGCTAGTCGTCGGATAATGGGCGGGGACTTTGAGGGCGCATTTGGCTGGAAGTACCATCCGTGGGTAAAAGAGTTGCATGATACGTGGGCCACTTTCAACTACGTGATGAAGGGTGCCCAACTCGGAGTGACGGAAGTCGCAATCAACCGGGCACTGTACACGATCGACAAGATGAAACGGGACGTGCTTTACGTCCTGCCGACTGCGAAGAATGCGTCGAAGTTTAGTAAGAGTCGTTTTGGTAATGCGTTGGCACTGAGTCCGTACATCAAAGCGATGTTCACGGATACGAATTCTGTGGACTTGAAACAGGCTGGACAGAACTGCCTGTACATCAATGGGTCAAGAGGCGACAGCAATCTGAAGTCGATACCTGCGTCTGAGTTAATCTTGGACGAAGTGGATGAGATGGAGGCGAAGCAGATATGGCTCGCGCTCGAACGACTGTCGGGCCAGTTGACCAAGCATGTGTGGGGCATCTCGACACCGACGATTCCAAATTTCGGAATACATAAACTGTACTTGGGATCGACACAAGAACACTTCACGTTTAAGTGTCCTTGTTGCGGAAAGTGGACCGAGTTTGTCTGGCCTGACTGTGTTGAGATTATCGGGGAGCACGCGACGGATGCACGGTGTCAGGAGTCATTTTTGAAGTGCAAGGAGTGCAAAGGAAAACTGGACCAGAAGGCAAAGCCAGAGTTTTTGTCCAGTGGGAAGTGGCGCTCAACCGCGATAAACTCGAATCCAGACGTGCGTGGATTCAACATCAGTCAGCTTTACAGTTTTACGGTGAGTCCGGGTGAGTTAGTCGAATCATATTTCAGAGGCTTCGGGGACGAGTTAGCTGCGAAGGAGTTCCACAACAGCAAGCTCGGTCAACCATTCATCGGCGAAGGTGCGAAAGTCACTGAGCAAATGGTTGATGCGACGATAGGCGACCATTCGATGAATGACAGTCGCCCGAAAGACGGCCAGCTTGTCACGATGGGGGTGGACATCGGAAAAGTCGGACACATTGCGGTTTGTGAGTGGCAGTTTACTTCGCGGCCTGGAAAAGATTTGAGTGTGGCGGCGAAATGCAAAGTGCTCTGGCTGGGAAAGTTCATCGCGGACGGTATCGGTGAAGACTGGGGCTACCTCGATGAGTTGATGCGGGAGTGGCAAGTGATGTATGCGGTTCTTGATGCAGACCCATACACGACAGAGGCGAGAAGGTTTGCACGGCGCTTTCCTGGCTTTGTCAGTTTGACTCGGTATAGAAAAGGGAACACTGCAAAAGAGTCAACTGTGTCGGAAGAGGAGACAGGTGCTCCAGTCGTGCAGGTGGACAGGTCGAGTTGGTTGTCAGCATCGCTGGGGAGATTCAAGACTGATCCTCCTCGCATATTGCTCCCACGAGACGTGCCCAAGGAGTTCAGGACACACGTTTGTAATTTGGTAAGGACGTTCAAGCGGGATGATTTTGGAAGTCCTGTTTCAGTATTTGAGTCGATTGGCCCTGACCATTACGCCCATTCATTAAACTACGCTGAGATCGCCTTACAGTTCGCAAACATTTCTACCAGTAAGCCCGTTTCACGGTTCATGTAATAGATGGCAGAGATCAAAAAAATTACCGACTACGGCTACCCCGACTGGTTGCTGGCAACAGAAGACCACGAGAAGTGGCGGCTGACCTACGCGGGCGGCGATGCCTTTAAGAATAGGTATCTCACCCAGTTTAGTCGGCGCGAAGACAACGACGACTTCCAGACACGCAAAGCGATGTCGCCGATCCCGACCTACGCCAAGGCCGCAATCAATGACATTCGCAACTCGATCTTCCAGCGGATGCGAGACATTGTTCGCCGAGGTGGCAGCACGGATTATCAGAAGGCTGTTGCTGGTTTGAGTGGCGGGGTTGATCGACGTGGGTCTACGATGAATGCCTTCTTAGGCATGAAGGTGCTGACCGACTTGCTGGTCATGGGGAAAGTGGGTGTGTTCGTTGACAACCCTGTTGTGAAGGGACCGAAACTTAGCGATGCGGTTGGAGTGCGGCCCTATTTGTATTCGTACAAGCTGGAAGACATCGTGTCCTTTAGTTGCATGAAGGAAGATGATCCGTCTGAGTTCCAAGCGGTATTGCTCCGAGACACCAGTCTGTCCTACGACGGCGAAGTAATGTTGCCGACGGCCCGCATCGAGCGATACCGCAGGATGTGGATCAACGAGACTACTGGAAAAGTCAATTTACAGTTCTACGACTCGGAAAGTCACGAAACGGGCGGGCCGATCGAGTTGGAATTGAACCGGATTCCGTTCGTTCTTCTTGATCTTGGCGACAGCTTGATTAAGGATGTGTGCCAGCATCAAATCGCTCTGCTGAACTTACTCAGTAGCGATGTGAACTATGCTCTGCTGTCAAACTTTCCATTTTACGTGGAGCAACGTGACTTGCGCGCCGCAGGAAGCCACTTAAAACAAGTCGCCACGGCGGATGGTACAGCGACGGCAGGCGGACAAGGGGCCGATGACGTTGATCGTAAGACAGGTGCATCGCAAGGCGTGTTTTATGACGTGAAGATGAACCAACCGGCGTTCATCAATCCATCAGCCGAGCCGCTCCGAGCGTCGATTGAGTTGCGAGATAGTTTGAAGAATGAGGTGAGGGAGCTAATAAATTTGGCGGTAATGACTGTTGCGACTCGCGCGTCTGCGGAGTCACGGCAATTAGATAATTCGGGACTTGAAGCAGGATTATCTTATATCGGCCTCGTCCTCGAAAACGCGGAACGGAAAATAGCTGAGTATTGGGCAGCATACGAGGAACGAAACGAATCGAATCGGCAAGTCCCAACGATTCGTTACCCGGATCGCTATAGCCTCAAGAGCGACGAAGACAGAATAAAAGAATCAACTGATCTCTCTAAGTTGATGCAATCTGTGCCGGGCCAAACGGTCAAGCGTGAGATCGGGAAGTCAATCGTACAGGCGTTGCTCGGTGGAAAAGTTTCCGTCGAGACCATCGAGAAAATCAATTCTGAGATCGACGAGTGCTCATACACCACATCCGATTCCGACACCATTCTGGCGTCCGTTGAAAAAGGTTTGTGTGGTGAGAAGACTGGTTCGATGGCGCTGGGCTTTGGACCAGAAGAATACAAACTAGCAAGAGAAGACCACGCAGCGCGGGTCGCTCGCATTGCTGAAGCCCAAGGCATCGGAACTGATCCAGGTGCTAGGGGCGTGAAAGATTTATCAGTAGACCCGAACGCAGGGAGTGCGGAGAGGAAGTCAGCCACGGACGTTACCATGAAATCAACCACAGAGCCGCCAGTTCGTGGCGAAGCAAAATAAAAGGTATAAAATGGAAATCACCCGCATAAGCGTAGAAAGTTTTTATGTCGGCAATGGCGACGTGGACAACATAGCCAAGCCCATTGTTGCAGCAGGTTATGCGCCGACTACACTCCTGATGAAAGGTGTCACTGTTCGAGCCAACTCGGACAACACTGGAATGCTGTACGTCGGCAACTCGACCGTGTCAAGTAGCAATGGTTTTCCTCTTGACGCTGGCGAAGAGATTGCAATCCCCATCACTGATGTTCACAGCGTCTATGTAGTGGCGGCTCCTGACGGTAACTCCACGCAGACGGTCACTGTCGCAAACTTGGCAGCGGGCGGAAAGTTCACTTTGACGTTCAACGGCGAGACTACTGATCCACTAGCTGTGGATGCGGCATACGGGACGGTTCAATCAGCACTGGAAGGACTCACAACGATTGGCTCCGGCAACGTCACTGTGTCGGGGAGTGCGGGCGGACCCTACACGGTTGAGTTCGTGGTCGATCTTGCGAAGCAAGACGTGTCGTTGATTACAGGTGACTGTGTGAACGAGGTCCAAACCATCGTCATCACAAACGGGGTGGCCGGTGACGTGCTGGTGTTGATCCACGGTGGCACGCCTACAGTTGACTTGGACTACGACGCTTCGGCCACCGAAGTCGAAGCTGCGTTGGAAGACCTGGCAACTATCGGTGAAGGCAACGTAAGTGTGACCGGTGAAGATGGTGGTCCTTACACCGTGGAGTTTGTCGGCGATCTCGCTGACTCTGACGTGGGTGCGATTTCCGGGACGTGTGCAAAGACCGAGGTCCAAACGATTACGATCAGCGGCAGCATTGCGGGCGACACGATGGTCTTGAGTTGGGACGGCGACGATACCTCGCCTTTAGCCCACGACGTTACGAGTGCCAATCTTCAGACCGCGCTCGAAGGACTCGATGGCATCGAGCCGGGTGACGTGGTGGTCACTGGCGACGGCCCGCATGTTGTGACCTTTGGCGGGCTATTGGCGAACACCGATGTCGCCGCCATCACTGGCGTCGGCGGGACCGACGAGGTC